GTATTTAAAAAGACTTATTACAACCCTGTAACAAAGCAAAATGTTTCAGAGCTTGTTCTTCCTAAACAACTTGTAGTTAATTATTGGGCTAAAAGCCTAGACAGCGCAGAACGTATTTCTGAGCAGCTTACAATGTCTCAGCGTGTTGTCAAAGAAAAGATGATGAGTGGTAGCTTTCTTGATGTAGAGCTTGGTGATCCAGTACCAGACTATGACGATTCACATGTAGCAACCAAGCAAGATGAAACCACTCCTTATCAAATCATTGAGCAGCACACCTATCTAGATTTAGATGAAGATGGCTATTCAGAGCCTTACATTGTTACCTTTGAGCGCCTTAGCGGTAAGGTGCTACGCATTGTAGCGAGGTTTGATGATGACACTATCTTCACTGATGAAGAAGGTAAGCTCCTACGTATTGACCCAATTAAGTATTATACTAAGTTCGGTTTCATTCCAAATCCTGATGGCGGTTTCTACGATATCGGTTTTGGTTTGCTTCTTAGCCCTCTTAATGAATCGGTTAACACCCTTATTAACCAACTTCTAGATGCTGGTACACTCAGTAATCTACAAGGTGGTTTCTTAGGTAAAGGCCTTAAAATTAAGATGGGGGAATCTCGTTGGCAACCTGGGGAATGGAAACCAGTGTCCACCACCGCTGACGATTTGCGCAAACAAATCGTTCCTCTTCCTGCCAAGGAACCTAGTGCTGTCCTATTTCAACTAATGGGCTCACTAGTTACTTCTGGTAAAGAGCTTGCTTCAGTAGCTGAAATTTTTGTGGGTAAGATGCCGGGACAGAATACTCCTGCAACTACCACAATGGCGACTATTGAACAGGGCATGAAAGTATTTACAGCGGTGTATAAGCGAGTATACCGTGCCCTGAGAGAAGAATTTAAAAAGATTTACGAACTTAACAGAGTTTATCTAGATCCAAATAAATATATTGCTGTAGTAGACATGCAAATTGGACCTAATGACTTTGACAAAGATAGTTACGATGTGTGCCCGTCTGCTGATCCAAACACAGCTACAGCCACTGAAAAACTTATGAAAGCACAAGGACTACTTGAGCTGTTAGCCACTGGTGTACTTGATCCTGTAGCTGTTGTTAAACGTGTCTTAGAGGCACAAGAACAGCCCAACTATGAGCAGTTGTTTACACAGGCAGTACAGCAAACAGGTCAACTACAACCTCAACCTGATCCTAAGATGATGGAAATGGAAATGAAGAGTCAGTTAGAGCAGCAAAAGTTTGCTCTACAATCTCAGCAAGCACAACAAAAGGGTGCTTTAGAAGCTAGAGATAAAGCTGTTCAACTCCAAATGAAGGCACAAGAGCATCAAATGAATCTTGAAGCACAAGCTCAAAAGATGAAGCTTGATGCTGCTACAGCCATCCATAAGCAAAGAATTTTTAGCGCAACAGAGGGCGCTAAACTAAACCAAACACTCGTACAGAGTGAAGTGACGCATAGACAATCTCTGCAACAACAGAAGGAAAAAGCATCATTACAAAACAAGACTTCCAAGAGTGGCAAGCCAGCGAAGTAACACAAGTTATTTTCAATATGTTTCGACAGCAGAAACATGACTTGACTCAAATGCTTCAAAATGAAGCTGGTAAAGACCCACTTATCGACCGCTTTAGTTGCGGATATATTGCCGCAGTTAACGACTTGCTAGAAGCAAAACCAGACGAGGAACTAGAATGAGTATTCGACCCGCAGGCCATCGCCTTGTTATCCGCCCATTTAAACTTGAAGATGTTGACGACACCTATAAGCGAGCACGTATTGCTGGCCTAGAAGTTGTACGACCTAACCAAGTTAGAGAAGACCAAAGTGTAGACAAGGGTGTTGTCCTTGCCATTGGTCCTACTTGTTGGCCTGATAGTGACCCTTGGTGCTCTGTAGGAGATACCATTATTTTTGCCAAGTTTGCCCCCAAGTTCATTGAAGACCCAGAGACTAAAGAATCTCTTGGTATTCTTAATGATATGGACGTGGTGGCTGTTCTAAAGGAGAACAACAATGAGTGAAGAACTAGAACAACAAGTAGAGCAGCAAGAACAACCGGAACAAAAGCAACTATCTGCTGTTGAGCAGAAAGCTGTAGAACAAGGTTGGCGCCCTAAGGAAGAATTCTCTGGTGATCCAGAGGCGTTTATTGATGCTGCTGAGTTTGTTCGTCGTGGCGAACTATTTGCTAAAATTGAACATCAAAGTAAAGAACTAAAGCAAGTACGTGCTGCGCTAGAAGCTCTAAAAGAGCATAATAGTAAGATTAAGGAAACTGAATATAAGCGTGCCCTTAAGACACTAGATGAAGCTCGTAAACAAGCACTCGTTGATGGAGAAACTGATCGTTTCTTTGCTCTAGAAGAAAAGATTGAGGAAGTTAAGGCTGAAAAAGCTGAATATGATACTTCTCTAAACTCTGTAGCTCCAGCCTCTGAACAGGAGCTAAATCCAGAATTTGTTTCATGGGTAAACCGAAACAATTGGTATGAAAATAACAAGGCAATGCGCGCTTATGCTGATAAGCTTGGTGTTGAACTAGCACAAGAAGGTCACCGGCCCGCTCGTGTGCTAGAACTTGTTGAAGCAGAAATTAAAAAGGAATTTGCCCATAAATTCCAGAATCCAAAAACTTCTCGTCCGCAAGCAGTTGAATCTTCTTCGCGTTCGGGAGCTTCTTCAGACAGCTTTGTGCTATCTGATGACGAGCGTCGCATCATGCGTCGTTTTGTCGAAACAGGTGTAATGACTGAGAAAGATTACATCAAGCAACTTAAGGGAGTCCGATAATGACCAGTCCTACTCGTGCGGCAAGAGCCACTCGTACTACACGCACTCCAGTTGGTGAGCGAAACATTCTATCTGTAAAGGGCAGAGAGCCCGGTTTTCATTATCATATTATTAATGATACAGGTGATCGTGTTCAGCAGCTACTAGATGCGGGGTATGAATTTGTTGATGCTGCTTCAGTGCAGGTTGGTGATAAGCGGATTAACTCCGTTACCCCTGAAGGAAGCAAAGCTCAAGTTTCAGTTGGTGGAGGTGTTAAAGCCTACGTGATGCGGCAAAAGCAAGAATGGTATGATGAAGATCAAGCCAATAAGCAAGCGCGTGTTAACCAGCTAGAAGATTCTATTAAACAAACTCCAGGCTTTACTGGATCTGTAAAGATCAGCCGGGAGTAATTGGAGAAATAAATGCCAAACGTATCTCGTGCAAACGGTCTACGCCCTGTCCGTCGTATGGCGGCCGGTGGTAGTCCTATGCAAACCGAGCAGTTTGCCGTTCTTGCTTCTGATGCCACTGCCCTATTTGTAGGCGATGTTGTTAAGAGTGCAGGTACTGCTGATGCTAACGGCCTACAAGCCGTAACTCGTGCTACTGCTAACACTGACCTCCCTCTAGGTATCATTGTTGGCCGTATTCCAGACTATTCAAATCTAAATAACCCTGGTGGTTATCGTGCAGCTTCAACTGCTGCTACGCTATTTGTTCTAGCTGATCCTGACCAAGTATACGAAGTGCAGGCTAACGCTGCCACTGCTGTTGTTGATATTGGTCTAAACGTAGGTCTAGCATTCACTGCTGGTTCTACTACAACTGGTCTTTCAGGTATGCAAGCAGACATGGCTACTAAAGCCACCACTGCTACTCTTCCGCTAAAGATTGTAGGCGTTGTTCAACGTCCCGATCAAGACATGGCTGATTCCTCAAACTGGAAGCTCCTTGTTACCCTGAATACAAATAACTTCTCTGGCAACACTGCTGGTGCTTAATTTTAAGGGGTAATATATGTCTGTTATTACAAGTGCAAGTTTTGCCAAGGCCCTATGGCCTGGCGTTAATGCGTGGTGGGGTAAGGCTTACGGCGAATATCCTGTAGAGTATACCAAGCTCTTTGATACCTTCAAGTCAACTCGTCAGTTTGAAGAGGATGTTGGTGTTACTTCGTTTGGTCTAGCCAACGTTAAGGGTGAAGGTTCTGCAATCAGTTATGACACTGAGCGTCAGAGCTTTATCACTCGATACAACCATATTGTGTACGCTCTAGGTTTCGTGATTACTCGTGAAATCATGGAAGACGACCAGTATGATGTAGTTGGTCAACGTAAGGCTCAAGGCCTAGCGTTCTCAATGCGCCAAACTAAGGAAATCATCGCCGCTAACGTTTACAACCGTGCTTTCAACACTTCGTATGTTGGTGGCGACGGTTCAACGCTAATTGCTTCGGCTGGTGGTGGTTCTGCTTCTCACCCTCTGTTCGCTGGTGGCACCGCTACTAACGGCCTGTCGGTTGCTGCTGATCTTTCAGAAGCTGCTCTTGAGCAAGCTATGATTGACATTGCTGGTTTTACCAATGATCGTGGTCTGCTAATTAGCGTTCGTCCTAAGAGCCTAATCATCGCTCGTCAGAACATCTTTGAAGCCAAGCGCCTCACTGCTCCTGATGGTCGTCCTGGTGTTGACACCAATGACGTGAATGCGCTCAAGGCCCTTGGTATGGTTCCAGAGGTTATTGTCAACCACTATCTAACCGATGCTGACGCATGGTTCATTCGTACTGATGCTCCTCACGGCATGAAGTATTTTGAACGTCGTGCTGATGCGTTTGAAATGGATAATGACTTTGACACTGAGAATGCAAAGTTTAAG